GTCCTCGGCAGCGGGAGTTCGTCACCCGCTGCGTTACGGCTCTCAAAGCCCACGGCAACACCCTCGGTGTGGCGCCGACCGGGGCAGGCAAGACGATATGCCTGTCCGGCACGGCTGGGGAGTTTCTGCAACACCCGGATGCCAAGGTGTGTGTTCTGGCTCATCGGGATGAACTGACTGCGCAAAACCTGGCCAAGTTTGGCCGGGTTAATCCCCACGTCAGCACGTCCGTGTTCGATGCCCGCCAGAAATCCTGGTCGGGTCAGGCCACCTTCGCCATGGTGCAAACCTTGGCGCGCAACCTCGAGCAGATGCCCATGCTGGACATGCTGGTGATCGATGAAGCCCATCATTGTGCGGCGCCGACTTACCGGTTGGTCATCGATACCGTTCTGGCCAAGAACCCGCATACGCTGATTTATGGCGTGACCGCCACACCCAATCGCGGCGACGGAAAAGGTCTGCGGGACGTGTTTTCCAACGTTGCGGATCAGATCCGGTTGGGTGAGTTGATTCGTTCCGGCCACCTGGTGTCGCCGCGCACTTTCGTGGTGGACGTTGGCACCCGCGATGCGCTCGACGGCGTGCGCAAGCTGACCGACGACTACGACATGAATGCCGTGGCGTCGATCATGAACACCACGCCTGTCAATGCGGCGGTGGTCCAGCACTGGCAGAAGCATGCCGCTCGGCGCAAGACCATTGCTTTTGCCGCCACAGTCGATCACGCGCATGCCGTCTGCCATGCATTCATTGCAGCTGGTGTGAAGGCCGCTGTGGTTCATGGCGAGATGACTCCTGCCGACCGTCAAGCCACGTTGACGTCCTATGAAACCGGCGATGTGACGGTGCTGGTCAATGTTGCGGTCCTCACGGAGGGCTACGACTACACGCCCACCTCGTGCATCGTGCTGCTGCGCCCCAGTTCCTACAAATCCACCCTGATCCAGATGGTCGGGCGCGGCCTTCGCGTGGTCGATCCTGCCGAACACCCGGGCGTTATCAAGACGGACTGCGTGGTACTAGATTTCGGTACCGCATCGCTGCGTCACGGCAGTCCGGAGCAGGAAGTTGATCTCGATGGTTTCGCCGGTGACGGTGAGGCACCGACCAAGCACTGCCCGCAGTGTGATGCAGAAGTACCCATGGCCAGTCGCGAGTGCCCGCTCTGTGGGCACAGTTTTGCTAAGGAGATCGAGGAGACGCGGCATCAGATCAGCGATTTCGTGATGACCGAAATCGACCTGCTCAAGCGCTCCAACTTTGCCTGGTGCGATCTCTTCGGCGACGACTGTGCGCTGCTGGCTACCGGTTTCAAAGCATGGGCAGGTGTCTTCTTTCTTGGCGGACGCTGGTATGCGGTGGGCGGCGCTGAAAAGATTTCTGCCCGTTTGCTGGGCGCCGGTGAACGCACGGTGTGTCTGGCACAGGCCAATGACTGGCTCAATGGCCAGGAAGTCGACGATGCCGCTCACAAGACGCGTCGCTGGTTACAGGAGTCGCCCACGCCCGGGCAGCTGCGCTACCTGCCTGCACCCTTGCGTGCTGATTTCAGCCTGACCCGCTATCAGGCTTCGGCGCTGCTGACCTTCCAGTTCAACAAGACCGCTATCCAGCGATTGGTCACCGCTGCCAACGACGCGGTGATGACCGAGTTGCGGGAGGTTGCGTGAAATGCGCTGTGTGCGCCCGCCAAGCCAAAGGGCTGGGGTATTTCAACCCCCGCTTGCCACGGTCCGACTCCCGTCGCTACAGCGATCGTTGGGTGTTCTGCTCCATGCGGTGTCAGAACGCATTCTCCAAGCTCATGGCGCGTCTGACCCAGTTTCAGGAGGACGCCGTGATTGATCCCAGCGACATGGAGATCGCCGCTATGCGATCCGCACTCGGCCCCTTGGGCGAGTACGTCGCCTCCATTGGCATGGATCGCCCTTTGGCCGACTACGGCAAGGACGAAGTCCTGCGCCTGGTGGAGGTCGTGGTCGACGCCTATCAGGCCCACATGCTCGCTGAGCACGAACGCATGGCCGAGCGAGACCGCGCTTTCTTTGAACAACGTGCCAGCCGTCAGGCATCTGCCGCGACGGGTGGCGATCACCACAGGATTCCCTTTTGATGATAGACCTGAACCATCAACCCAAATTTCATGAGCAGGTATCGGCATTGCTGGATGCCGCCCTGCAAACGGAGCGCAATCAGCAGGCACGCCGGCGCTATCTCGGTGCTTCCCGATTGGGCGTGGCGTGCGAGCGCGCGCTGCAGTACGAGTATGTCGATGCGCCAGTGGACGACGGTGCCGAGTTGCCCGGTCGCACGTTGCGCATCTTTGAGGTTGGCCATGTGATGGAGGACCTTGCCATCCGCTGGCTGCGCCTGGCTGGCTTCGACCTCTACACCCGCAAGCAGGATGGCGAGCAGTTCGGCTTCTCTGTCGCGGGCGGCCGCATCCAGGGGCATGTCGACGGCGTGATTGCCGGTGCACCCACCGCGTTGAACTTGTCGTTTCCCATGCTTTGGGAGTGCAAGACCATGAATGACAAGAACTGGCGCGACACGGCCAAGAAGGGAGTCGCTGTCACCAAGCCCATCTATGCCGCACAGATGGCGATCTACCAGGCCTACATGGAGCCGAGCATTCCCGGCATTGCATCCCAACCAGCACTGTTCACTGCCATCAACAAGGACACCCAGGAGCTCTGGATGGAATTGGTGCCGTTTGATGCGGCGCTCGCGCAGCGCATGTCGGATCGTGCCGTCAAGGTCATCCAGGCCACCGAGGCCGCTGAGTTGCTGCCGCGCGTGGCAACCGAGCCGAGTTTCTACGAGTGCAAGTACTGCGCCTGGGCGCGGCGGTGCTGGAGCGAACAGGCTGTGAACGCATTGGGAGCGCACGCATGAATGCACGTCTTCCTCAACCCGTCATCGAGGCATTGACGGTGAGCACCCGTCGCCAGAAACCCTTGATCGGCGCATCCCTGCTGGAGCGCCTGCTGCTGCGTCATGTCGCGGTCGTATGTCCGGAATCGCGGCTGATCGTGGCGGTGATCAAACAGGCCTTTGTTGACTTGTGCTCGCCCTCGAAGCATCAGCGTGCCGAAGCCCGGCGATTTTTCAAGGATGGTCGCCTGGAGCTGTGGTGTGACCAAGTGGGCCTGTCGCCAGACTTCATGCACGAGATCGCCAGCAAGGCGGGCTATCTGAATCCGGCGGATGCCTCCGATGGAGGTGGCCATGCTTGATTTCAATGGTCAAGACGATGTGGGTTCGTCTGCGGGTGGCAATGCCGAGCGGGACGAGTTGCGCGCCGCTTTGTTGGCTCGACTGGATAGTGTGCTGTTTGCACTGTTTCCCGCCGGCAAGATCGTGCACGGCAAGTTCGTGGTCGGCGATGTGCTGGGCAGCCCGGGACGCAGCCTGGAAATTGAACTCGACGGTGAGCGTGCGGGTTTGTGGATCGATCGCGCCACGGGCAATGGGGGTGACATCTTTGCGCTGATTGCCGCGCACCGCCATTGGGATACCCATCGCGATTTCGCTGCGGTGCTGGGCTTCGCCCGCGAAATCCTCGGCCGCGCGCCTGCCGTGTCTCCCGTCAAACGCAAGGCCAGCGCACCGGTGGATGAGTTGGGGCCCGCCACCGCCAAATGGGACTACCTGGCCGCTGACGGCAGTCTGATTGCCTGCGTGTATCGCTATGAGCCCAGTCCTGGACGTAAGGAATTCCGCCCTTGGGATGCCAAGCGTCGCAAAATGGCGCCGCCCGATCCGAGGCCGTTGTTCAACCAACCTGGCATTGCTCATGCCGACCGGGTGATTCTGGTCGAGGGCGAAAAATGCGCCCAGGCCTTGATCGACGTGGGCCACTGCGCGACCACCGCGATGCACGGTGCCAACGCACCGATCGACAAGACCGACTGGTCGCCCGTTCAGGGTAAGCATGTCCTGATTTGGCCCGACCGCGACAAACCCGGCTGGGAGTACGCGATGAATGCCGCCGAGGCGGTCATGGCAGCAGGTGCCCAGCAATGCGCGGTGTTGATGCCGCCGTCCAATCCTACGGCGCAAGACCCCCAAGGGACTGCGGATGGCTGGGACGCAGCCGACGCCATTGCTGAGGGCTTTGATGTGGAGGCTTTCCTTGCCCTCGGTGAGCGCATCCAGTTCCAGCCTTCAACGCCAGACATCACGCAGGCAGCAGATCCGAGCGAGCAATCGGTGTGGGCCACTGAAGACGCGCTGGCGCTGACCTTCTCGGGTCGGTACGCCCAGGACTGGCGCTATGTCGCGTTGTGGGGCAGGTGGGTGTTCTGGACTGGCAAGCGCTGGCAAACCGAGGAGACTCTGGCGGCGCACCACCTGATGCGCCAGATCTGTCGGGAGGCCGCACTCAAGGCTGATTCTCACCGGGTGGCCGCCAAACTCGCCAGCAGTGGCACGGTAGCTGGCTTGGAGCGGCTCGCACGCTCCGATCGGCGTCATGCCGCCACCGCCGACGAGTGGGATGCCGACCCCTGGCTGCTCAACACGCCAGGCGGTGTGGTGAATCTCAAGAATGGCGTGCTGCGCTCCCACGACCGTCTGGACCGACTGACCAAGATCACGACGGCCACCCCCGCGGGTGATTGCCCCACATGGCGGCAATTCCTGAATGAGGTCACGGGCGGCGATCAGACCCTGCAGGCGTATCTGGCACGCATGGCGGGGTATGCATTGACCGGATCGACCCGCGAACACGCCTTGTTCTTTCTCTACGGCACCGGTGCCAACGGCAAGTCGGTGTTCGTCAACACGTTGGCCACCATTCTGGGTGATTACGCAACCAATGCGCCCATGGACACGTTCATGGAAACCCGCACGGACCGTCATC